GCCTCGCCGCTTCTACAAAAAGAAGTAGTGAGAATGACTTATAATCCATTTATTATAGAGTTCACTGGAAACAGTAGCATAAGAGGATTTACTACAGGCGCATCTTCTGGATCAGGAGGTGCGTCTATTCGTGGTCAAAGAGCCGACCACATATATATGGATGAAGTTGACTATATGCATGAGTCTGACTTTGACACTATAACTACAATAGCGGCTGAAAGACCTGATATAGGCATATACATGTCTTCAACTCCTACTGGACAACGCGGCCGTTTCTATGATGCATGTATGAATAAGAATATGGGCTATAAAGAATTCTATCATCCATCTACTCATAATCCTGCGTGGACGGATGAAATGGAAGCTGAGATGAGAGCTCAGTTATCTGACAACGGATATATCCATGAAATCATGGCCGAATTTGGCGAACAGGAAATGGGCGTATTTAATAAAGCCAGACTAGATGAAGCCACTAAGTTTGATTATTATGCATACGAAGAACTTAATTATTTCCAGAAAGAAGCCTTGGCTAAACAAGGAATTTCTCCTAAGTACTATATATATAATGAAGAACGAAGAGCGGCGTTTAATCCATTTAGAACTATGGGTATTGACTGGGATAAATATGGAGCCGGCTCTTCTATAGTTATATTAGACTATGATGTTAACTTCGGAAAATTCAGAGTCTTAAAAAGAACTGAAATCCCTAAGGGTGAATATAGCTACGATAATGCAGTTAAAAAAATAATAGAATATAACAATATATATAACCCAAGTTGGATATATGCAGATAGAGGATCTGGAGAATATCAGATAGAGAGACTACATATAATAGGAGCAGAAACAAGAAACGGCATGGACTTTAAAGTTAAAGGATTTCAATTCAAAGAAAACATAGATATTATGGACCCTATAACTAAAGAAGTAACCAAAGAGCCATTTAAGCAAGTAATGGTAAATCAATTGCAGATTGGATTCGAAAGAGGAATGGTAATGCTTTCTCCATTTGATGAAGATCTATATAAACAGTTAATAGATTATGAAGTAGAAAAAATTAGTGCTTCAGGATTACCTATATTTTCTAAGAAGAATGAACATTATATAGATGCCTTAGGGTTAGCTTATATAGCATTTGTATTAGAATTCCCTGACATAGTAAGAACTATAAAAGACGTAACTCCTAACATGGCCAATATAAAAGAAAGCCATAAAAAATTAGGAGAAGCAAGATATAAGAATCTATGGAATTCTATTAATTCCGGATTCGATTCGGGTCCCGAAAAAGCCAGGCTCGGCCCCAATGTTGATTTATCAGAACCTAGAGGAGAGAGAGAAACCTGGGTTAAAGTTCCTTTAGGAGTAGGAGCTAAGAAGAAATCTTCTGGAGGATTCAGTAGGGGCGCGGGTACTGGCGGAAGAAGGATGTGGTAATAAATGACTGATAAAAATTTAACATATAAACCTTCATTTCCTATAGATAGGCATTACGATAGTATCGCTAAAATAGAACCAGCTCTTCCAGTTAAAAAAACTACTAAAGTTCAAAAAACTCAAAAACAAAAAATAGAAGGCTTAAATAAAAAGATAGCTCGAATAGAAAAAATGAGCACAATGCTACCCGAAGATATAAAGGAGTTAGTATTAAACACAATAAAAATAACAAAATTATATATAGACAAAATAGATCCAAAAGATAAATATATAAAACCCAGTTCTATAGAAGTAGTATGGACTGAAACGGAATTTGACTGGCCGATATTAAATGAACTGCCAGATGATAAATACGCATTTGAAGGATTTCCGGCCGCTCCTACTACTATATTCCCTAAGATACCATATACGGTAAATGTTTCAGTACCAAACGTACTTACAGAAGATATTTTAAACACTCAAGTAAACGCGGACATAATAGGAATAATAGATAATTTTATGTCTAATATGTCAGAGACAATGGTTAATTTATATAGAGATATAAAAAATACATTAACAAACTCAGATACAAGTCTATTGACTATAATGCGTCCATTCACTGGGACAGGAGACGGCATAAGCGAAGAACTAAGATATTTATTAGACACTGTAATTAGATCTAATATTATTAAAGAGCAGCAGTCTAGAGTTATAAAAAAACTATATAGTCCAAGAGAAACTATGTCTATATTAGCTAAGCACAAAATAGTGTCAGGATTAAGAAATAGATATGTGCTTCAAGAGTGTCCGGACATAAATGGACTGCAAGACTATTCGATATTAGAAACATTTATTAATTCCAAAAATGAATATATAGCAAGATATGATGCAGTCTTATACGATACTTACAGACACTTTGAAGGATTCTCTGAAACATTTAAAGACTACTCCAACAATACAACTAAAGAGATAAAAGCTAAAGGCGGATTAATTAGCGAAGAAGCATTGGTATTAAATGATAAAGGCCAGTATGTAACTCCAAAAGAGTTTGAAAGCGAAGAGCTAGCTCAAGAAAAGCAAAACAAAGAGCAACAATTTGCTCAGAAAGCGAGAGAAAAATCTCTTGCTGCTAATGAGATAGCATATGTTGCAAATGAAGAAGCCAATTATCAATCATATAAAGAAGCCTCAGAAGCTATTATCGCAGAGAAATCTAAATACGCTCCATTAGTATCTACTGCAGGAGCTCCACAAAAAGGAACAGGAAACTTAGGACCTACTCCAGTTGGGCAAGTAACACCACTAAGCCAAGGAGACGATAGATGGGGATCTGAAGAATGTAGCTGGGGAGGAACTCTTGCTGATTCTGGATGTGGGATAACTTGTGTAGCAATGATAGTTAATTTCTTTACTGGAGCTGGATACACTCCTAAAGACATAATAGATAAACAAGACGATGATTTATTTCCATACCCAGCAGAGAATTGGGCAACTATACCAGGTGGAGCAACTATATATAGGTTAGAAGAAAAATATGACTGGAACAATATAGACATAATAAATTGGTGGAAAGAATGTATAGCTGCAGGAGGATTAGGCATAGCAGCCAAATCCGGAGGATATGGAACTGAAGGACATGAGCCGAATGGAGCCATTACTGGCTCAAGTAGTCCCAATCATTATGTAGTAGTAGAGAAAATAGATGGAGATCAAATTCAATTAGTGAATCCAAATGGAGGATATAGGCATTACGATACTGTAAGCAACTTTATAAGCAATCAATTAAGCGACTATGGTAATGCACAAAGTTTCGCATTTTGGCCTCCAGGAAAATAGAAATGAGGAATACATAGATGAGCGTATTAGATGGGTTCAAGTTTTGGAAAAACAAATCTTCTAATGTGGAATTCTCTGTAAGAGAAGCTCCGGCCGGAGCCCAGATCAATCCTAATAATATAGCTGACTTTTATGTTAAAGCAGTAGGTTTTAGTGGAGGTTCGGGTGCAGGAGCCAGAGGAAACTTCACAGAACCTGAATTCAGCCTGTCTGAAGTTAAAAGAGCCTCAGAAGTAGACTCTTACATAAAGATGGCAATAATGAAATACAGCTATCTTATATTTAAGGCCGGCTATGAAATAAAAGGCGATAACGAAAAAGCAGTAGAATATTTAAAAATAAGATTTAAAGTAATGGGATTCGCTACTCAAAAACCTATGGATGTATTATTTCAAGAGGTAGCAGATGATATAGTAAGATACTCTAACGCATTCTTAGTTAAATCAAGAGTAGATAAAATAGCAGCCGGAGTACAGGCCAAAGGAGTATTATCAGATAAACCAATAGGTGGATACTTCAGAATAGATCCATCTACAGTAGCTATAGATAGAGACAAGAACGGAGCCATAAGAAAATACCAACAAAGCACAGAAACAGGAGATACTAAGTCATTTCCTGCAGAAGATGTAATCCATATCTATATAGATAAAGATGGATCTAATGCATTTGGAACTCCAAGATCAGTAGCTGCATTAGAAGATGTTAAGATGCTTAGAAGAGTAGAAGGAAATGTAGTAGCCCTTATATACAGATTTGCTATTCCCATATATCATTTTAAATTAGGCGTCCAAGAAAAAGGGATGGGGGCTTCTGA